GGCGGCAGGGCCGCCCGGGGTGATGTGGTACGCCTCGCCGCCACGAAAGCCGCCGCCCTTCTGATTACAGTATATGAGGGAGACGGAAGCGGCACAGGCAGACAGACAGCCGCCGACAGTTGGCAAGAAAACAGGCGCACCGCTGATTATATGGACGAAATCGCCGCCGCTCTCCCGGGTTGGAATGTTGCCCGGTTTGGTCGTTTGATTCAAGCAACACAGAAAAGATAAATTTTTATCTGAAAAGTATTGACAAATAATCTCGTGTGTGTTATCTTATAATCACAGCAAGACAAGAAACAATCTTCACAGGATAAATTATAGGAGGTATTCAATTATGACATACGATTACAGAGAAGCAGTTAAGGACGATGTATTAGAATACATCAACAACGAAATCAATTTCGAGGATTTCGACACCCTCGAGGAGTTGGAGGAGCATTTGAACGAGGTTCTTTTCACAGAAGACAGCGTGACCGGGAACGCTTCCGGCTCGTACACGTTCAACACCTACGAAGCAGAAGAAAACATCTGTCACAACCTCGATTTACTCGGGGAAGCTCTCGAGGAGTTCGGAAGCGGTGCGGGTTACTTAATCACCCACGGAGCGGAAGCCGCAGATGTAACAATCCGTTGTTACCTGTTGGGCGAGTGTATCGCCGCCGCTCTCGAGGAAATCGAGGACGATTTCAACGAAGCCCACGAGGGAGAGGAGAGCGAGGAAGAATGAAAAAATACACGTTCACAGATGGCGGCTATACCTTCCAGCGGATAGACAAGAAAGCCGCCCGGCGAGCTTATAACAATGGTTTTCGGGTTATGCTTTGCCCGGTGAATCTTCGCCCGGGCTACCCTTACCACCCGGAAACCAGCATAAGCGGCAAAGCCGCCGCAACATTTGAAGAAGCGTTGAACGCTTTCGAGTTCTACAATCTCCGAGGGAAGGAAACCGGGCGTTATACGGCATTTTATATCCCGATTCGAGAGGTTGACAGATTCACAGGGGAAGCACCCACAGCGGCAACGCTGGGAACGGTCACGCAGTACGATTATAGATATATAGGAGGTTGACAACATGAGCGCATTTGAAAAGCTGTGCAACGAGTACAGAGAAAACAAGAGATTGATAGAGGAGTTGGAAGCGATGAACGACAGTATAAAAACCGACATTCTCGCAATCATGGGAGACCGGGAGACGGTCACAGAGGGAGCGAGCAAAGCGACATACAAGGCGGTTACTTCGTCCCGGTTCGATTCTTCCGGCTTCCGTAAAGTGTACCCGGATTTATTCACCGAGTACAGCACCCCGACAACATACCGCCGTTTTACGGTTCAATAAGGGGGGTGAAAAGATTTGATTTTACTTTGCATTTTAATTTTTCCGTTCGTGGTCTTCGCTGACCTGTTAAAAATGAATAAATAAGGCGCAACGCTCCGGGCTTCGGCTCGGGGCGTTTTCTGTTGCCCTCTGTGCCGCCTGTGCGCCGCTGTGAATGGCTTCTGTCTGCGGGGCTACCCCATTACACCCCGGCGGCGTTCCGGCTGTCTGTGGGGCTGTCTGTGGGTCTCCGTTGGGGCTACCCTGTGGGCGGCTACTTCGTCCGGGTTGCTGTAAAGTGTAATCTTGAATAGCCGCCCGGGTTCGGTGTCGGTGCTTCGGTTCGTGCTGTGTCGGTACGGTTTGGGCTGGTGTACGCTGTGGGGCGTTCTGTTGGAGTTCTACGGCGTTTTTCTTGCTGGTGTGGGTTTGATGTACCCCGGCGGCGTTCCGGGCGTTCTGTGGGCTTCTGTGGGGCTGTGGGTACACCCCCCGGAGGGGGATTGACAAGGGGCGAAACCGGGCGAGGGAGTACGCTGAATATTCTCAAAAAATAAAAAGACCCTATAAAAGATAATTTCTTATCCTATCAGTGTTGACAATCTCCCTTTCTCGTGCTATACTCGTATCACAAACAACAAACAGGAGGTCAAAACATGGTTAAGAATAACATTGAAGTTGATGTAAAGGTGAAGCTCCTCGAAGCTGGGAAGACACAACAGCAGTTGGGTGAAGAAATCGGCACTACTGGACAGTACATCAACCGAGTTCTCAAGAAGAATGGTGGAATCGTGAACGATACCTTCGTGAAAATGATGGACGCTCTTGGTTATAACATCGTTCTCACCTACGAAAAGAAGGATTGAAGTAGTTAAAGTAGTTGAAAATAGTATTTTGCGTGTAACTTCCTCTTAGTACACGCATATATAGCAAAAGTTACCGCAATTTTTGATTTTCTACTACTTTTACTACTTGAGGAGGTGAATATCTCGTGAAAGCGATTGGTTATATCCGTGTATCTACGGAGGAACAGTCTGCGGACGATAAATACGGTATCGAGGTACAGAAACAGGCGATTTCAGATTACGCCAATAGGAATGATTTTGAAATTGTATGCTGGCTGACCGATACAATCAGCGGTGCGAAGGACAATCGCCCGGAACTGGACAAGATTCTCTACAATGCAGACCAGCTCCCGGCACATGAAGCCGTGATTGTGTTCAAGAATGACCGTGTTGCTCGTGACACAAAATTGTATTTCTATTACTTCTACACGCTCGAGAAGCGGAACGTGAAACTGCTGTCTACCGAGGAGCATTTTTCGGAGGGTGACGATTTTGCCAACATCTACCGTTCTCTGCTGATGTTCGTTGCAGAACAGGAGCGAAAGAACATCGCTCTGCGTACTGGGCGTGGGCGGTCTCTCAAGGCACAGTGCGGTGGGTACTCCGGCGGCAACAAGCCGTATGGTTATTACTGCGTAGACGGTATGCTCATGCAAAACCCGAAAGAACGCCCTATCGTGGAGACGATATTCCGAGAGCATGACGAGAATCACACCTCTTTGCTGGACATTTGCGAGATTCTGTACGATGGTGGGTATCGAACCCGAAAAGGCAAGAGATTTCAGCCGTCCACCATTCGAGGAATCCTATCTAATCGCCCCTTCTATGAGGGTAAGTACAAATATGGAGACATGGGCTGGGTACAGGGCGTACACTCCCCGATTCTCCCATTGGAGGTGTAGAAATGAAGAAAATGCTATCTATTATGCTTGCCGGAGTGCTTATGCTGGCGGTCTCCGGGTGTGGAGCTGAACCACAACACAAGGTCTCGTATGTCAGCGGAGAAAAGCTCACTGTTCTCGAGCAGTACGATTGTGTGGCTGTCTATACGCAGTACACCAACGACAGCTCCGAAACTGCTGTCCCGGCTGATGAAGTGTCGGTCAAAGCATTTCAGAACGGTGTCGAATTGTCACCGCTTGTCCCGACAGGTGACAGAACTAACGGCTATGTGCAGTGTGATTCCAATGTGCAGAGCGGCACGACCGCTGATGTGGTGTGGCTGTTCGAGCTTGACGATGATTCTACCGTATCGGTGGAGCTATCCGGCGGCGAGAAGGTCGAAATCCCATTGACAGAGGAATGAGCCTATGTGGGTGCTGGCAATATTGATATTTCCCTTTGCGTTACTCTATGAGATTGTGAAGATGAATGAGCAGTCTCACCATCGAGGGAAACGAAAACGAAGAAAAAGATTTTAATGACGAGGGTGCGTTATCGCACAGAGATTTAATTCTCTGAACGGTGACGCACTCTCTTTTTGTTTGGAGGTATTTATGAAAGAGTTACTTGAAAAAATTCTCGGGCAAATCAAAAAGACACCCTCCGGGGTAAGAGCCTATGAGGATTTATACCATATCTGTCTCGAGACACAGAAGACAGACATTCCCCTATCCGTGGAGTATCTGAAAAAGCTGTCAGACATTATCGAGAATCGGATTCCGCAGTCTGAAACAGACAAGGAGCTTCGCTCCCTGTTCATGCTTCACAAGAAGGTTCTGCTTGCCGCCGCTCCGTTTGATTTTGAAAGCTATCTGCTCTATGTCGAATGGGAACGTGAGCCGGACAAGAAGTTCTATGTCCCTCGCCGTGAGGTCATGCACCCTGTCGTACAGGCAATGCAAGATTTGATTGACGATAGGCTGGACTTACTTACGATTTCCATGCCGCCCGGTACTGGTAAGTCCACTCTCGGTATCTTCTTCCTGTCGTGGGTCATGGGTCGATTCCCGGATTCACAGTCCCTTGCTTCTGCTCACTCGGGTATGCTGACACGCTCCTTCTATGACGGTGTGTATCAGATTATCACCGACAGCGAGTACCTGTGGGCTGATGTGTTCCCGGGAGTAAAGATGGCGGCAACGAACTCCAAGGAGGAAACCATTGACCTTCACAAGAAGCACCGATTCTCTACACTCACCTGTCGAGCAATCAATGCTTCACTGACTGGTGCTACCCGATGTGACAAAATCCTCTACGCCGATGACTTGTGTTCCGGCATTGAGGAAGCTATGAGCAAGGAGCGATTGGATAAGCTATGGAGTGCCTACACCAATGACCTTAAATCTCGAAAAAAGGAAGGTGCGAAGGAAATCCATATCGCTACCCGATGGTCTGTCCATGATGTTATCGGTCGATTGGAGAATCAGTATGGCGGTGATTCCCGAGCGAAGTTCATTGTTCTTCCGGCACTGGACGCAGACGGTGAAAGTAATTTCAATTACACCTACGGTGTCGGATTCAGCCGCCACTATTTCGAGGATATGAGGAACAATCTTGACGAAGCGTCTTTCAAGGCTCTGTTTATGAATCAGCCTATCGAGCGTGAGGGTCTGCTCTACGATGTGGACGAACTGCGCCGATATTTTGAGCTTCCAGCAGAAGACCCGGACGCTATTATCGGTATCTGCGATACCAAGGACAAGGGTTCTGACTACGCTTTCCTCCCAGCGGCGTATGTGTACGGTAATGACTACTACATTGACGATTGTGTCTGTGATAACAGCTTACCGAACATCGTTGACGCTCGATTGGTGGACATATTGCTCCGCTGTAAGGTTAAAATGTGCCGCTTCGAGAGCAATTCCGCTGGTGGTCGTGTTGCCGAAAAGGTGCAGAACGAGGTTAAGAAGCGTGGCGGTATCACTCGCATTACGACCAAGTTCACTACCGCCAATAAGGAGACAAAAATCATCGTCAACAGTGCATGGGTCAAGGAACACTGTCTGTTCAAAGACGATAGCCTGTATAAACGTCAGAGTGATTACGGTCGTATGATGGATATGCTTGGCTCTTACACGGTGGCTGGTAAAAACAAGCACGATGATGTTCCCGATGGTATGGCTATGCTGGCAGAGTTCGCACAAAGTCTGTCCGGCGCAAGGGTTGAGGTATTTCAGAGACCGTGGTAACACAGGTCGTATGAGTTATCCACACTTTCCACATAATTATCAACATATAGTGTGTTAGCGTATTGACTTCTACTATATCTTGTGGTATTATGATATGGTAAAAAGAACGAGTTTGAATGGGTGCATGATTGCACGAGGTAATTTAGACCTCAAGCAGTCATGCACCCATTTTTTGTATGCAGAAAGGAGGAAGGAACGTGGCACATCAAATTGACGAGAGCAAGCCGAAGTATCTAAGTCAGACACGATTTATGAGCGGTCGGCGCATTATCAAAACTAGCGTGACAGAAATCACGGACGAAAACGTGGTCGATGTTCTCCGTAAGGCTCTTGCTACTCACGATTTGAACCGCAGTGAGATTGACTACCTGTGGAAGTATTACCGTGGAGACCAGCCAATCAGAAACCGTGTCAAAGACGTTCGCCCCGAAATCTGCAATAAGATTACCGAAAATCGTGCAAACGAAATCGTGTCCTTCAAGGTTGGGTATCTGTGTGGCGAACCGATTCAGTACGTCAGCCGTAATGGTGGCGAGGAAATCGTAAAGCAGATTAACACCCTCAACGAGTATATGTTCGCAGAGGACAAAGCCGCTCAAGACCAAGAGCTTGTTGAGTGGCAGATGATTTGTGGTACAGCGTTCCGTCTTGTCCTTCCCGATGAACCGGGTGAGGAAGACGAAGCTCCTTTTGAGCTTTACACTCTCGACCCGAGAGACACCTTCGTTGTGTATTCAAACGAAATCGGTAACAAGCCGCTGATGGCGGTTAAGTACAGCAAGGACGATAACGAGATTTTCCACTACTCGATTTACACCGAGAATCGCTATTACCTCGTGGACGGAGACATTTTGGTGGAATCCAAACCTCATGCCCTCGACATGATTCCGATTATCGAGTACCCGGGAAACAATGCTCGTCTCGGTTCTTTTGAGATTGTGCTTCCTCTACTGGACGCAATCAACAATGTGGAAAGTAACCGTATGGACGGTATGGAGCAGTTGGTACAGGCTTTTATTAAGTTCATTAACTGCGACATTACCAAGGAGGAATACGAGGAGTTCTTACAGCTCGGCGCAATCAAGGTGAAGTCCGCGGACGGACAAGCCGCTGATGTTGGTGTAGTCACCACAGAGCTGAATCAGACACAATCGCAGACCCTCAAGGACGATTACTACAACGCAATGCTCACTATCTGCGGTATGCCGAACCGTAACGGCGGTTCTTCCACGAGTGATACTGGTTCTGCCGTGTTGCTCCGTGATGGTTGGTCTGACGCAGAAGCTCGAGCAAAGGACAGCGAGAATGTCTTCAAGCGAGCAGAAAAGAAAATGCTCAAGCTGGTTCTTCGTATCTGTCGAGACCTCGGCGGTCTCACGCTCAAGTTGAGTGATATTGATATGAAGTTCACTCGCCGTAACTACGAAGCCATTCAGAGTAAATCTCAAGTCCTTATCTCTATGCTTCAAGAGCCTAAGATTCACCCACAGTTGGCGTTCCAGCATAGCGGAATGTTCTCTGACGCTGAATCTGCTTACAACATGAGCATGAAGTATTACGAGGAGCAACAGGAGAAAGCCGCTGAACTGGCTAAGAAGACTACTCCCGATGATTCCGGGGACGATGATAATGACCCGGACAATAACGATATTTAAGCGGTAAGCCGCTGTGAATATAGGCAGAGAAGCCTTAAATCGCAATAGTCAGAGAAGACTTAAACCGCAAACATTGTCACAGAAGACATTAAAAGACAGGAGGATTTCAACATGGCAAAAATTGACATTAGCAAGATTGACGGCTATGCCGACATGACCCCGGAACAGAAAATTGCCGCTCTTGAAGCGTTCGAGACAGAAGACCCCGATTACAGCGGATATGTAAAGAAGGATATTTTCGATAAGACAGCTTCCGAGCTTGCGGCTAAGAAGAAGGAGCTGAATGAAAAGCTCACCGAGGACGAGCAGAAAAAGCAGAAGGAACAGGAGGAACGTGAGGAGTTACAGTCCAAGTACGACAAACTGCTCCGTGAAAGCGAAGTTTCCAAGTTCAAGGCAAAGTTGCTCGGCATGGGTTACGAGGAGAAGCTGGCTGACGCTACCGCAGAAGCAATGGCTGATGGTGATACCGAGAAGGTCTTCGCCAATCAGAAGAAACATCTTGAGAATGTCGAGAAGAAGGTTCGTGCGGAAGCCCTTAAAGATACACCGAAACCGACCCCGGACGGAGATTCCAAGACAATGACCCTTGAGAAGCTCCGCAAAATGTCTCCACAGGAGCGTTATGACTATTCTGTGAAGAATCCCGAGGACTACAAAGCCCTCTACACCAATAACGATACAGGAGGTAATGAGTAATGGCTCATAAGATTTATGACAATTTCTATCTCTCCAACGAGGTAGAAGACCAGTTCAATTCCCACCTCGATTTACAGCAGTTCTGTACTGTTGATAACTCTCTCGTGGGTACTGCTGGTATGAAGCGCAAGATTAACGTCTACAAGGCTACCGCTGGTACGGAGAAGCTGAAAATGGGCGAAGGTAACACCAAGAGCATTGAGGTTTCTTTCACCCCGGAGGAGTACGAGATTCAGCTCGCACAGAACAAGTTCCAGTATTATGACGAACAGGAAATGACTGACCCTATGCTCGTTCCTGTCGGCACTCGTCACATGGGTACTGATATGTTCAATACCGTAAACGGCGATGTGTACGGCGAGTTCAAGAAGGCTACTATGGTCGTTCCTACTGCGAAGATTGACTTCGCCGCATTTGTGGACGCTGTTGCCAATCTGAACATCGAAAGCACTGACAATCAGCCGGAGAAGGTTGCTCCGCAGACTTTCGCTTTCGTACACCCGGGTGATACTGCCGAGCTTCGTAAGAACCTCGCAGAAGACCTCAAGTATGTGGAAGCGTTCGCTCGTGCTGGCTACATCGGTACTGTTGGCGGCGTGAACATCTACACCAAGAAGGACGCTACGAAGGGTACTATCGTGGTTGCTACTCGACAGGCAGTTACCATCTTCAATAAGAAGGGTGTCGAGGTTGAGACTGACCGTAACGGCGATATTCGTCAGAACACTATTTGGTCTCGTAAGTATTACCTTGCGGCTCTGACTGACGCTACCAAGGCAGTCAAGATTTTCAAGGGTACTGCTACTGCCACTGCGGACACTACGGTTTCCGAGGGCAAGGTTTACTACGCTAAGACCGACAACGGCTACATCGTTGGTAAGCCTAAGACCAACCCGAAGACCGAAGGTTTCTACGAGATTGCCTAAGTAAAGGAGGTGGACAACATGACCGAGGAAGAAAAGCTGATTGCTCTCAAAGCGATGGTCGGTGGTTCGGACAGTGACGAAGTGCTGTCCACCTATCTCAAACTGGCTGGTCGTAAAATCATCAATCGAGCATATCCGTATGATTCCAGCGTAACGGAAGTTCCGGCACAGTATGACACTCTCCAATGCGAGATTGCCGCTTATATGCTGAACAAGCGTGGTGCGGAGGGTCAGACCTCTCATTCCGAGAACGGTATTTCCCGAAGCTATGAAAATGCTGATATTCCGTCCTCAATGCTCAAGGTGGTTACTCCTCATGTGGGGGTGATTAAATGAGAATGATGGTACGAAATAAGAGCAAATTCTTCTACGCTCTGTACAAAGAAAAAGTCCCTAAGACGGACGAATACGGAAATGTTACAGGGGAATATGAAATCATTCGAGACAACCCGGTAGAGTTCTCCGCTAATATCTCTGCCGCCAAGGGTGAAACAAGCACCCGGCAGTTCGGAGAAAGTGAAAGCTATGACAAGGTAATTGTCATGGGGACGGACTCTCCCCCTATTGACGAGTACACAGTGCTATGGGTAGATAAAACGCCACAGGTTGATGAAACCGGGGCTTTGGTTACAAACGATGATGGTGAGGTCATTACTCCTCACGATTACATCGTTAAGAAGGTAGCCAAGAGCTTGAACAGCGTATCGGTTGCGATAAGCAAGGTGACTGTCAGTGGGTAGGAAAGTTATCTCATTCGGATTGTCAATGAGTGAAATCAACCGAGCTATGAAAGAGCTGGCTGATTACAAACAAGAAATCCTTAGAAAAACAGAACTCCTCCGAGAGAAAGTAGCCGAGCGGCTGGCTGATGAAGCGAAAAGCGGATTCAGCGGTGCAATCGTTGACGAGCTGATTCTCAAAGGAGGGCAAACTTCTCCACGATACGCACAAGTCGATGTGTCGGTTGACAATCGAGGGTCGGTTACTGTCGTTGTCGCAAGTGGTGAAGACGCTGTGTGGGTTGAGTTTGGTGCTGGTGTCTATCATAATGGCTCTCCCGGTTCGTCCCCTCACCCTCACGGTGCGGAACTGGGAATGACAATCGGTGGATTCGGTAAGGGTAACGGCAAGAAAGAGGTTTGGGGATTCTACGAAAATGGCGAATTGAAGCTGTCTCGTGGTACTCCGGCTCGTATGCCGATGGCTCTTGCAATCACCACCGTTTGTAATGATATTCAGTCTATCGCAAAGGAGGTGTTCGGGTGATTGACATTGAGACAGAGGTATTCAGTATCGTGTCCGCAGAGGTGCGAAAAAAATACCCGAAAATCTATATGACTGGCGAATATGTCAAGTCTCCACCTTCTTTTCCTTGTGTCTCTCTCATTGAGACAGACAATCAAGTTTATCGAAACACTCGAGATTCCGGGTGTATCGAAAACCACGCACAGGTGCTTTACGAGGTCAATGTCTACTCTAACAAAACGAGTGGTAAGAAGACTGAATGTAAAGCAATCATCGCTCTCATTGATTCCAAGATGGAAGCACTCGGTTTCACACGAACCCTTATGAACCCTGTTCCCAACGAGGAAGACGCAACGGTTTACAGAATGGTAGCTCGATACAGGGCTATCGTCTCTAAAAACAAAACTATTTATAGGAGGTAAACAAGCATGGCTATTAGCACTTACAAGATTTTTCTCATGCAGAAGAACACTTCCGCATGGGAGAAGCTGATTGACATTAAGGAGTTTCCCGACCTCGGCGGTGCGCCGGAAATGCTGGAAACTACTACTCTGTCTGACAAAATGCAGACTTACATTCCGGGTATTCAGTCCCTCGATTCTCTTGAGTTCACTGCGAACTATACTCTCGAGGAGTACAAGAAGCTGAAAGCACTGGAAGGTACAGAGAAGGAGTTCGCCGTTTGGTTCGGTGGTACGGAATCTGGCGATACCGTCACTCCTACTGGTGACAGCGGTAAGTTCAAGTTCAAAGGCTCTCTGTCTGTTTATGCTAACGGCGGCGGCACGAATGAGGTTGTCGAAATGACTATCACTATCGCTCCGTCCACTGTTATCAGCATGGACGCAGAGTAAGGAAAAATAAGGAGGATAAATCATCATGGCAAAGCAGTTGAAATTCACTTTCAAGGATAAAGAATATGTCCTTGAGTTCACTCGCAGAACGGTTACGGAAATGGAGAAGAAGGGCTTCGTTGCGGCAGAGGTCGAGAACAAGCCTATGTCTACTCTCCCGGCACTGTTTGAAGGTGCGTTCCTCGCACATCATCGTTTCGAGAAGAAGGAAGTTATCAACGAAATCTTCTCCCACATGACGAACAAGGAGGAGCTTATCGGTAAGCTGGCAGAAATGTACAACGAGCCGATTATGGCACTGGTCGAAGAACCCGAGGAATCCGAGGGAAACGTAAGCTGGACAGCGAGTTGGTAAGTGATTCGCTGTTGACAGATGAATCCGCTAACAAGGGGAGCGAGCGTGGGAATCGCTCTGCTCCCCCTTCTTATTCGGAGATTTTTCTCGCAAAGTTCCCCTATTACTTATCAATAGGCATGACGGAAGAACAATACTGGGATAGAGATTCCACTCTCGTGAAGTCCTACCGCAAAGCGGAGGAGCTTCGCAAAGAGAGGGTCAATCAAGAAATGTGGTTACAGGGTATGTACATCTATGACGCTATTTCTCGTCTGTCTCCGATTCTTCGTGCTTTCGCCAAAAAGGGAACGAAAGCCCAACCTTATGTCGAGGAAGCATATCCCATCAATAAAAAGACGGTGGAGGAAGCAGAACTCAAGAAGGAAAAGGCTAAGTCTGAAAAGGGTCTGCGCTATATGCAAGCGTATATGGTACAGGCAAATAAGCAGTTACAAGAAAGGAAGTGAGTTTTATGCCTACTACAATCGAACAACTCGAATTGGAAGTTCAGTCGAGTTCCACCTCGGCTGTCGCTGGTATAGACGCTCTTTCCGCTTCTTTGTCCAAACTCAAAAATGCAGTTAGGGGCGGTGTCGGATTAACAAGCGTTGCAAATCAAGTACGCAATCTCGATACCGCCCTTAAAAGCATGGATAGTTCCGGGGCAGACAAGATTGACAAGCTCGCTTCCAGTTTGGAAAAACTGAAAGGTCTCGGCAGTCTCAAGATTTCGTCTTCCATCGGAAATCAGCTTCAAAATATCGGCAGTGCCGCCGCTTCCCTCACTGGTGTAGATTTCAGTGCTATGGAGAAGCTGGGTACAGCACTTCAACCGTTGAACAATCTGAACGCTTCCGGGCTAAAGTCCACTATCAATGCGCTCAATAAGTTACCGAAGCTGGCAGACACCCTCGACAACATGGATATGACTAAGTTCACCAGTCAGATTCAGCAGTTGTCTACGGCTCTTGCTCCGCTGACAAATCAGCTCAATGCTGTAACTGCGGCGTTCAATCGTCTTCCTACGAACATTCAGAGAGCTATTACCGTCACGAACAGAATCTCGCAAGAGAACAATAAGGCGGCAAATAGTTACATGAATCTGTATGCCAAAATTAAAATGGCTATGGGTGTTGTGCGTACTGGTGCGAGAGTAATCGCTTCGTGGATAACACAGTCCAACCAGTACATTGAGGATTTGAACCTGTTTACCGCTTCTATGGGTAAATACGCAGAGGAAGCACAGAACTACGCAGAAGCAGTCAGCGAAGCTCTCGGTATCGACCCGGGCGAGTTCATGCGAAATCAAGGTGTGTTCAACACCATCATTAGCGGTTTCGGCGTGGCGAGCGATAAAGCGTACCTCATGTCCAAGAACCTCACACAGCTCGGCTACGACATTTCTTCGTTCTTCAACATTTCGTTTGAGGACGCAATGCAGAAGTTACAGTCGGGTATCTCGGGTGAGCTTGAGCCGCTTCGTAGACTGGGTTACGACCTGTCTGTTGCAAGACTGCAAGAGGAAGCTCTTGCTCTCGGTATCGAGAAAAAGGTCTCTGCTATGACACAGGCTGAAAAGTCGCAGTTGCGTTACTACGCAATTATGACACAGGTAACTACCGCTCAAGGTGATATGGCTCGTACTCTGAACGCTCCGGCGAACCAGCTTCGTGTTTTACAGGCACAGGTTACGCAGTGTGCAAGAGCTTTGGGTAATATCTTTATCCCGGCTCTGAACGCAGTATTACCGTATGCAATCGCTTTGGCGAAGATTGTCCGTATGCTGGCAAACTCTATCGCAAGTCTGTTCGGATTCAAACTCCCGGAGGTGGATTATTCCGGCATTTCTGCTGGTGCTTCTGCGGTTGGCGATTTGGCTGACAACGCCGGGGACGCTTCCGATGGACTGGGTAAAGCCGGGAAAGCGGCTAAGAAGCTGAAAAATGCTCTGCTCGGTATTGACGAGCTGAACGTCCTGTCTAAAGACGATGGTTCCAGTGGAAGCGGTAGCGGCTCGGGTGCTGGTATCGGTGGTGGGGATTTAGGCATTGACCTTCCTACCTACGATTTCCTCGGTGACGCAATCACTTCTAAGGTTGACGAAATCGTTCAGATGATTAAGGACGCTATGTGGGAAATCACGGCTGTTATCAGCGGATTCCTACTGGCAATCGGTACTATCCTTGTTGTCACTGGTGCGAACATTCCTCTCGGTCTCGGTCTTATGGCTGTTGGTGCTGTCGGTTTGGCGGCTACGGTAATGGCGAACTGGAACGGAATGTCGGAACGGTTGGCGAAGGTACTCACCCTCGTTACCGGGGTGTTGGGTGGCTTCCTGTTGGCTATCGGTGCTTTCCTTGTATTTTCGGGTGTCAACGTACCGCTCGGTGCTGGTCTCATGGTGGCTGGTGCGGCGGCTCTCGGTACTGCGGCTGTAATTAACTGGAAGTTCCTCAACGGAGACCTGTCGAACGCTCTGTCCATTCTCACGGCAATCGTGAGCGGTGCATTGCTGGCTATGGGTGCATTGTTCGCCTTTACTGGCGTTGATGTTCCTCTCGGTATCGCATTGATGGCGGCTGGTGCTGTCGGCATGGTTACAGCAATCGGTCTTAACTGGGATTCGATGTCTGACCCTCTCCGTAGGACAATCGGTATGCTCGAAACCATTGTTGGAGGTGCATTACTGACATTCGGTGCAATTCTCGCTCTGACTGGTGTAAACGTTCCTCTCGGTGTTGCGATGATTGCCGCTGGTGCGGTTTCTGTCGCTTCGGCAGTAGCTTTGAACTGGAACTCCTTAACAGGTGATGTTCAAGAATCCGTACTAAGCATTGTGGCTATCGTGAGCGGTGCTTTAATCGGTGTCGGTGCAATCCTCGCTCTGACAGGAGTTGCAACCGGGCTGGGTATTGCGATGATTGCCGCTGGTGCTGTCGGTCTTGCCGCAACGGTCGGTTTGAATTGGAATAGTATGCCGGACAATATCAGAAAGGTTACTACGAAGATTCTTCTCATTGCTGGGGCGGCTTCCATTGCCATAGGTATGATTCTCGCTTTCACAGGAGTTGCAACTCCTCTCGGCGTAGGTCTTATTCTTGCTGGTGCGGCGGCTCTCGGTACGGCTGTGGCTCTTAACTGGGACACTTTGACAAACAAGCTAAAGGGCGTAACTACTAAAATACTTGCTATCGCTGGTGCGGCGGCTCTTGCAATCGGTATTATCCTGTGCTTCACCGGGGTTGGTATTCCTCTCGGTGTCGGATTGATATTATCAGGTGCGGCGGCTCTCGGTACAGCAGTAGCTATTAACTGGGAAACCATCAAAGAAAAAATCAAGGGAGTTTTCACCAAGATTAAATCAATGGCTGGTTCTCTCGGCAAACTCGCTATCGGTCTCATGTTGTGTCTGACAGGTGTTGGTATTCCTCTCGGTCTTGCTCTCATTGCCGATGGGGTCAAAGACTTCGCTACTGGAAAACCTGTTAGCTGGGGTTCGATGGTGAGTGGAATTAAGGAAGCTCTCGGAAATATATCTGACGAGTGGAACAAATTCAAAAAGAAGGTTAAGAACAGCAAGCCTGTTCAATTCCTTGCCGAAGTAAAAAACAATGCTTCGGAATGGTGGGACAACGTAAAGGATTGGTGGTCTGACAAAACGAAAGACGGTCTCTCTCTTGAAACTGGCGTAAAGCTCGTGAAAGATGGCTGGTCTTCTGTGAAGAACTGGATTGGTAACATTCCGGCTGTGAAACAGGGTGTTGGGCTTCTGAAATCCGGCTGGTCTACCGTGAAAAACTGGATAGGCAACATTCCTACCGTAGACCAAGCTGTCGCACTCGCAAAGAGCGGCTGGCAGACGGTCAAGGGCTGGATTGGCAATATCCCGGGAGTATCGCAAGCAGTAAGTCTTGCGAAATCCGGCTGGAACTCTGTAAGAGAGTGGGTTGGTAATATCCCGGTTGTCAGTCAAGGAATCTCGTTGCTGAAATCCGGCTGGACAACGGTTAAAAACTGGGTCGGCAATATTCCTACTTTGTCCCAAGCAATCAATCTCATTAAGAGCGGTTGGCAGACAGTAAAGGGCTGGATTGGTAACATTCCCACTCTGTCCCAAGCAATCAGCCTTATCAAGAGTGGTTGGACAACGGTTAAGAATTGGATTGGAAATATCCCGGTTCTTTCCCAAGGTATCAGTTTACTCAAGTCGGGCTGGACAACGGTTAAAAACTGGATTGGTAACATTCCTACGCTATCGCAAGGAATTTCGTTGCTGAAATCCGGCTGGTCTACCGTAAAGAACTGGATTGGTAGTCTTCCTGTTATCGCTCAAGGTATTTCGCTTTTCAAGTCCGGGTGGACAACGATTAAGAACTGGATTGGTAGCCACACCGTAGGTGTCGGTATCTCTCTATGGAAAGACGGTTGGTGTTCTATCTCGAGCTTCGTTGGTACTTCGGTATCTGTCGGTATCTCGCTTTTCAAATCCGGCTGGACTTCTATTAAGACGTTCTTCGGACTGGCGAACGGCGGTATCGTGGGTGCAAACGGCGGTGTGAAGATGTTCGCTTCCGGCGGTATCATCACTCCGAATATGTGGAAAGCAATGCCGAAATATGCTGGCGGCACGAACCGAGCGCATGGCTCCATGTTCGTTGCTGGTGAGAGCGGTGCAGAGCTGGTGGGTCATGTAAATGGTACTACCGAGGTGCTGAACCGATTCCAGCTTGCTTCCGTCATGCACAGCTCCATCGTGAGCGGTATGGCACAGTTCTCCGGGTACTGGCAGTCCATGTCTCGAGACATTGTGACTTGTGCGAACGGTATTATCAATGCCGTTGTCGTAAGTACCGCTGGAATCAACGAAAACCTCGTGCTTGCTTCGGCAAGCGGTTATGACCCTTATAACTCGCTGGCACAGACGGTGTACGAAGATTCCAAGAAATCCTATGACGGTGCATATTCCGATGATTCGTGGTCTCGCAATATGCGTGAGTTCTACCACGAGTATGTCGAGCCTACTCTCAAGGAAATCGCTACTGATACCAAGAGACAGGCAGACAAGAAGGAACAGACCATCGTAAAGGTCGGCAACCGTACAATCAATGACGCTGTTACCACGCAGAAGGAAGCAAACGGTTTCAGCTTTACCGAGTAAAGGAGGTGTGTAGCGATGGCATATTTAGCGATAAATGGTTATGAGCTACCACCTTGTAAACGAGGTGTGAGCGTGGTCGTAACCACCGCGGTTGACAGCGGACGAGACGCTAACGGTGCTGTTGTAGGTCAAAGAGTTGGACGAGACCAGTACAAGATAGATGGGCTTGAGTGGGCGTGGCTCACTGCGGCTCAATGGGAACGGATTCTCTCTATCTTGAGCAATTTCTTCGTCTATGTCGAATTTAATGACCCGGTAACAAACAAGCGCAAAACCGTAAGAATGTACTGCGGAGACCGTACAGGAGAACCCTACTGGGTGACAGAAGACGGTACTCCAACGCATTATCGGAATTGCAAGGTAAATCTTATCGACACTGGCGAGTAAAGGAGGGGTTTTATGCAGAAAGTATCGAAAGCATACAAAGAAAGCATGAAGTCCTCTCTCCGTGAGAGAGCATACATTATGATTTCTTTCGGACTTGTGAACCAAGAAGCACAGGCAAAAGCTACGGTCGATAATGGCAGTTATGCCTACTACTCGAACAAGGACAATATCTTTGGAGAGCATATTGACGATACGGTCTATGCCACTCTCGAGGAGGAGTTCACGAAAGTAGATGGCTCTATGTTCTTTCTCCCTCGGGCTACCGAGGGAGGGAGATACTATGATACCGGGATTATCTCGGACAAGCTGGTTTCCGAAGCTCAATGTGAAGTGGTTATCAGCTTGAACACAATCGCAACGGATTTCAAGGGTCTCACGATTAACTTCGGTGAGAATTACCCAGTCGATTTCGATATTGTCGGAAGTACCGGGCAGACCATTGAGTTTAGAGGGAATACAAAATCAAAGTGGAGTACCGAGGAAGTATTGGAAAATACAACCTATATCAAGCTGGTGTTCTACAAGATGAAGAACCCTCAAAGCCGTTTGCGTATCTACTCTATCATGTTCGGTTACGGACTTGTGTATTACAACGATTCTGTTATGAGTTCTGCTCTTGACAGTTACGTTTCCCCTATCGGGGCTGATGTTCCGCAGTTCGATTTTTCGGTAACGCTGAAAAACTACGACCACTACTTCAATGTGGATAACCCGAACTCGGCTATCAACTACCTCGAGACAGGACAGGAAATGAATATTATGTACGGTTATCAGACCCCGGGTTCTGACACTATCGAGTGGATTCAAGGAAATCACCTGTGGTGTTCTGAATGGGAAAGTGACGATAACACGGCTACAATCCGTTGCCAAGACATTTTCCGAAACATGGACGGTGAGTATGTGAAGGGTCTGTATAGTGCTGCTGGTAAGAGCTACTACGCACTGGCAGAGGAGATTTTGAAGGACGCTGGAATTTCCGAGTATTACATCGACCCACGTTTGAAGAAGCTCTACTCTAACAACCCGATTCCGAGGGTGAAATACAAAGAAGCATTGCAGATTATCGCAAATGCCTGTCGATGTGTTCTCACCCAGTCTCGAGACGGCAAGGTTCAAATCAAGTCGAATTTCATGCCGAGTGCTTCCATCGCAACCAACGGCGAGGAGACCTACTCCAATGCCGCAAATGTGCTGACGGACACACCGAAGGTCGAATATGCAACCCTCGCCGGGAATTATACCCCTACCGATGGGACGATGTTCTTCCTTCCGAGAAACGGCAAGGCGGCTCTGACAACCGGGTATGTCTCGAAGGAAATCTCCGGGGCAAACGGAACATTCACAAAGAATCCTGTCGTTACTATCACGATGGAAGCGATTCGAGCTTATTACGGTTTGAAGCTGGTCTTCGGTACAGCTCTCCCGGCGGCGTTCACAATCAGAACGTACAAGGGTGGCGAGCCTGTAAATGAATACCCGGTTGAGAAAGACGAAATCAACACCACTTCGATTATTCTTCGAGATTTCGATGATTTCGATGTGATGAAGATTGAGTTCACCAAAACCGCAGAACCGTACAACCGTATCGTGCTGAACTATTTCAGTTTGAGCGATGTTGTGGATTTCACCATGAATCGCCGGGACATGACCTCCTCTCCGAAAGCTATCAAACAAGAGCTTATCAAAGAGGTTATCGTCCCATGTTACACCTACCAAGAGAATAATCGAGAAGAAAACATTGTCTATGAGGACATAGATGTAGTCGCTGGTGAGGTCGAGACTTATTACATTCAAGACCCTTCCTATGGTTATAAGGTGAAGCTCGATGAAGTCGAAGGTAAGGCAACCGTAGTGGCATGGAGTAACTACTTCGTTACCATCAAATTCAATGTCACTGGCTCGTTTAAGCTCGAGGTACAGGGCTATCGGTACAAAATCGTTGAGAAGTACGCTACGGTGTCTCTCAATGCTCGTGGTAAGACAGTCAAGTGGAAGAATCCTCTGATAAGTAATACCACGATGGCGAATGAGCTTGCCGCATGGCTGGCTGATTACTACACAGCCGGAATCGAGTACGAATACGATACTCGAGGAAATCCCGAGCTGGACGCTACCGACATTGTGTATCAAGAAAACGAGTTTCACGATGGTATGAGGGTAAATATCTACCGTCACACTGTCAATTTCAAGCAAGCATTTTCGGGTCGAGTAACCGCCCGAAGGATTGGAGGTTAAAATGTCGTGGTCTACACCGAAAACCGATTGGAACGGTGAGACTGTCGATGGTGTTTACACCGGGGACAGATTCAATGCCGTGGACTTCAATCGAATTAAGAACAACCTCGAATACCTCCGTGAGTTGGCTATCAAGATGTATGACGAGTTCGCTATTCAGTCTGTCGGAAGCGATAAGACCGTAAAGGACTACTTCTATGCTGATGAAATCAATGCACTGGAAGCGAACCTCGTTATCATCAATACCCGCAGTCTCAAGAGGTCTTACGGCACTGCTCCTACCTATGCCGCCAATGGTAATACGATGGATTTCAAAGAACTCAATCGTTTGGAAGGAGCAATCCTTGACCTTTACGACAGGCTCACTAATGAGAGTGAGGGAAGGAGGATATTCACATGGAATTTTGGTATGAAGGGAGGGTTATAAATGGCGTGGAAATTACTTCCTACTGATTATACGGACGCTGTTTGGAGTGGTCTGAAAAGATACACACAGGTCGATAACTCCGATGGTACGGTATCGTTCAACGATGTTACGACTTACACCAATAAGGAGAAATCCTTCTTCGGTGCAAAAGACGCTAACCGTATGAACGAAGCTCTGAACTACATCATGTCTATGCTGGAAAACGGCACGAACTTGTATGAGGAGTTTCAGACCTACTTCACCACGCAGAAGGAGCTTTTCAAAAGCTCGGGTGATAGTTCTTATCAAGAGCTGACCCAGTATTTCGTCAACCTCAAGGTACAGGGCGATTCGTCTTTGGCACAAATCGAAAAGACCTATGAGGAACACATGACTACCTACGAGGGCGAGCAGACTGCGGCATTTAACACATGGTTTGCTGGTATCAAAGGTAAGCTGAACGAAGATATTGCCGGAAGTCTGCAAAATCAGATTACCGAAGTAGACGAGCGTTTGGCGGCACTGGAACACATGACCTTGAAGAACCTTTTCACTGTACCTGTTGCGATTGACAACACTGGTACTACGCTTCTTGCTGACGATTTGGGTAATGCAATCGTGGCAGATTGGAAATATAAGGAGGAATAAAAATGAGTGCAATCAGTATTGAAACCAAGAAAGTGACGGAACTCACGGCGTTCACCACACCGACCGATTCGTGTCTGATTCCGATTCACGATGGCACAGGCTTGAAGAAAATCACCTTTGCCAATTTCAGAGCCAAGGCGGTTGAGGGTACGGAAGCGAAAATCGCTCCTCTGCTCTTTAGCAACGCCGGGGCGCACAATGCAATTTACCGTGGCAAGTCGCTGGGTAGCACCGTGACTACCGCCAAGTATGCCGCTATCAAGGCTGGTACATTCGATGATTTATACATCGGTGACTACTGGACTATCGGCGGTGTCAACTACCGTATTGCGGCGTTCGATTACTACCTCAACAGTGGTGATACGAACTGTACTACCCACCATGTAGTTATCGTGCCGGACACTTGCCTGTACAACGCACAAATGCACAACACCAGCTCCGGCGGTTGGGAAAACGGTGCGGCAAATACTACGGCTGGCGGCTATGTTGGCTCGGATATGTACAAGAGCAATCTCGAACAGGCTAAGACCACTATCAAGAGTGCGTTCAGCGGTCATGTTCTGAAACACAGAATCTATCTGACGAACGCTGTTGCGAATGGTCGTGCTTCCGGCGGCGCATGGTGCGATTCCGAAGTTGACCTTATGTGCGAGCAGATGGTCTACGGCAGTGGTATTTTCTCCCCTGTTTCTGACGGTAGCAATGTCTCGGCTAACTACCGTGTCGAGAAATCCCAGTTGCCGCTGTTCCAGC